GCCAAAATTTTCTATTCTATCAGTTTTTCCAAGACTCATAAATTTATTTGAATTATAAAAAATTGGATTAGATTGTATTGCCAAATCAAAAAAGAATTCTCCTTTTTCATTTTCCATGTAATAGCTAACCTTTTCTTTATCATATACTTCAACCTTATATCGAAAATACTCCTGGTCATTTTCTACAACTAACATTTTATAGTATCTAATTACCTGCAATAATTCATCTTCAAACTCAGTATCATAGATAGGGATTATTTCTATGGAATCTATTATTTTATATTTTAGATTTCCTATTCTATCAATGTACATGTAAAGCCAAGATATACCTTTTTTTCTAGCTTCTAAATATAAATCATAGATAAAATCATTAATATCAATAGTTTTATCATCCTTCAAATTTTCTATTATTATTTCTTTGCCGACACAATAAGAAGTTGCTTGGTCAACGATTTCTTTGTAGAATCCGGTCGAGATTTTATGTTCTGTAAATATTTTATATTCCTTTGATTTCTTTTCTAAAATAGCTGTATTTTGGTTGTTATAATAATTTTCACCATCTATTTTTCTTTTTCTCTCGTCACTATTCAAATCATAATCAATTAATGATCGAAGAATAGCTTCATTAGTTATTGTACTTTCAGCCCTTAACCTTTCATAAATTAAATTTACTTGACTCATTTTCCTACCTCCTAGTTGGAAAAAATTTTCTTTTACTATATTGAAATGTTTCCGTCAAATATCGACAACAATCAATACTATGGTCATCTTTATCATCTAGTTTTGAAATTACATTACCCTGTTTATCTGTCTGGTAATCTATATTCTCAAATTCTCTAGCAGCATTCGGACATCTAACCGGATCAATTACAATAGCCTGTAAAGTATCCAGCCATTCAAGTCCATGTTCGACACTTCCCGGCCCTTTTATCGCCCCTCTGCATCTAATTCCATAACTTTTTACATCGGCGATGCTTTTTGGATCCTCCGAGTCTGCAATTATCATAATATCATTATATCCTTTTTCAATTATCTTTTCTGACAGGATTTTATTGGACATTTTAACCTGATAAATTTCAGCAAAGATATAAAGGATAAATCTTGTTTTGTCAAAATGCGCCCGAAGAAAACATAATGGATCTGCAGCATATCCCCAGTCTAAACCCTGACATATATTGTCAAATGTGAATATTTCAATGGCAGTTATTGGTCTAAATTCTAAATTACTAAATGGAACAATACCACCGCCGATTGCTTCGCCTCCATAATTCCAACGCCATCTAGCTTCATTTTTTGCTTTTACGTTCTCAGCTTCCTCTAGAAAATCTTTCGATAGATAAGGATTAACAAAACTTGTGGAATGATCTACACAAGTATTTTCTGGAATAAACTGAGTATCATATAACTTATTGCACCAATGAGCTTTTCTTTTTGGTGGGTTATATGTTAATACGACATGATATTCTAGTCCTTTTGGAAGTGTTGCCCTTACTATACTGTCAAAGATAACTTTGACCTCTTCATAATTCCTAAACTCGACCAGCTCTTCTATCCATAATCTAGCAATAGGGAATTTAGAAGTTTTGATAGACTTTATTTTTTCTGGTTCCTGTCCACCCATAAATATAAATCTTTGACCGGTTCTAATTCTTTTTATAGATGGTTTATTTCCTCCAACACATCGAAATTCATCACGAACCCCTAAATCATTAATAGCCTGAATTAATTCTTCGTACACAGAGGTCGATAATGTATTGTGATTTTTACGCATAACCAAAATATTAATTGGATATTTCAAAATGTCTTTTACGTACCTTCGAGCTACACTTGCTGATTTTCCTGAACCTCTACCACCTTTCAAAATACTAAATAAATGATTTTCATATTCTTCATTAAACCATTTTTCAAAATGTGGTACTAACTTAATATTATCTAAATCGTAAAATTCATCGTCAAACTCGTCTATTACTTCATCTTGGCGGTCTGTTCTGGTCCAACCTCCATTTTTATCCTTAGAACAAAGAAAAAATTCAATTGCCCTCGTATCCGGTGGTATGAATTTTTTAGTCCTTGACACTCTTGAGGTATCAATCAAACCCTTTGTTACCTCTGTTTTTATCTCTTCATATTCAAATCCGGATATTTTTTTTAATAATGATTGCTTGGCAATTTCTACTAATTCAAATTCAGAGGCTTTAAAACAGTCAGCGAAGTCAGCAAAATTTCGTCTATACTTATAAAATGTTTCTTTTGAAATGTCTAATTTAGTATATATTTCTATATCTGAATATCCCTGAGCTGCCATCAATTTAATTTTGCTTAAATAAGGTTTTACATGTGTTTCATATGTTACCCGCATGACTTCACCCCATTTTTAACACTTTGTTCCCTGTAAATAACTCATATCTTTTAATTATTACATCACAATACATTGGTTCTATTTCCATCATAAAGCATTTTCTTTTTGTTTTTTCTGCAGCTATTAAAGTACTTCCAGACCCACCAAACAAGTCTAAAACTATTCCATTTTCCTTACTGGATATTCTTATTCTATTTTCAATTAAATCCAGTGGTTTCATAGTTGGATGCAAATCTCCGGCATCTTTTCTTCCTTCAGCAATACTACTTACATAATATTTTTTATAGATATCAAAAGGTTTCAATTGATTATTCCAAATCCTGTTTTTCTTTGCAAAATATAAAATGTATTCAGTATCAGGAATAAAAGTATTATTTGTTCTTGGAGCTGGGTTTGTTTTGCACCAAACTAACATATTAAATATATATCCATCAAATAAATTCAAATAGTCTCTTATGCTTTCTTTTGAAGTAAAGATATAAAAAGTATTTATATTAAGATTGATAAAATGGCTTATATCAGACACTTTAAAATCTATTAGCTTTTCTATTCTCTTTTTTAAATTTTCTGTAGTCTCTTTAAAACATCCTGCACCCGATTCTCTCATCTTATACGGTGGATCCGTAAACATCATGTCGATTTTATTCTCTCCAATTAGTTTATTTATATCATCTAAGTTATAGCTATCCCCACACATTAAAACATGACTACCTAACTGGTATATATCGCCTTTTTGACTTTTTGGTGTTTCTATTTTTTCTAGTTCCTTTTATAAATTAAAGGACTCCTCTTTTTTTTCTTTTTTTAGTTCCTTTTCCGCTTCTGCAAATAAATCATTAATTTCATTCATGTCAAAACCTGTTAATTTATAATCATCTTTTTCAAATTCTTTTAATAACTCAGTCAATTTGTTATTATCCCAGCTTCCTGAAATTTTATTCATAGCAATATTTAATTTTTTCTCTTCTTTTTTGGATAATTCCATAATTACGCAATCAACAGTATCATGACCTAAATCTTTTAATACTGTCAATCTTTGGTGTCCTGAGATAATTGTACTATCATTGTTAACAATTATCGGCTGTATACATCCATATTTTAAAATTGATTCTTTTATTTTTTCATACTCAATATCTCCAGCTTTTAAAATTTTTCTTGGATTGTATTTAGCTGGGTTTAATTTGTTAATCTCTACCTTAACTATATCCATAATTTAATCACTCCTTTATAATATATAGTATACTATAGCACTAAAGGAGTGTATAACAATGATTAAAAAATACTATGTCAAAGAATTTGAAAAGAATTTAATGTTAAAAGGCAATTGGGCAAATATATATGATTGTGACTTTTTCACTATTTTTAAAGTTATGACCCCAATTGAACTGAAATTAGTTTATCGGACAAAAAAAGAACCATATCTAGTTATAGAGTCTATTTGTTTTGATAAAAATAAACTGGCTATAAAAAATATGATTCTTGAGTTCAACACTTCCCTATGCATTGAGGGTATTAATTTTAAAAAAGTTAATCTAAATATCTGATAATAATTTAACTTCACAATCTTCAACTATTCTATAACATTTTTCGAATACTTCTTTTGGTGACCAGCTTATATATGGAGTATCTTCATTGGTTCCTATTGGTGGATAAATAACTATATATCCATAAATATCATTATCTGTTATTGAACCCATTGAAGCCTCACCATGTTTCAATTTTTTATATTCACTCATACTTGCGAACTTAGCTTTTATTATTTTTGTCCCAACATAATTACTATACTCATTCCCCATTTTTAACCCTTCCTTTCAAATGATTGTCAAATTCTAACTTGACCATACAATGCCATATTTTTGGATCTTTATAACTTATACCTGGATTTTCTTTTCTTAATTTCTTTACTGCCTTTAGATAATATTTTTTAAACTTTTCAGCTTTTTTCTTTGTTATTGCTTCCCTATCTGGTTTATAAATTGTTTCGCTATCTAAGGTATAACAAATTATATTTCCGTTCCTAACATGATCTTTATACCTGAGTGGATCCCCTCGTCTAAATCTTTTTTTGTTCGCTGCTGTCATATTCTTCAACTTCTTCCCCTAAAATATTAATATTAGTTATTTGGAAGGAAATAACTTGCAATGGATTACTTTTCCTAGCATTTTTTATTACAAAATCTTCAACCTCTTTTAATAATTCCATTGCTGACTTTTTAGAATCGACTTCTTTTTCATATATTCCACTAATAAAGCTTTTAAATGCATTACCAACAACTAAATTACCAGCAAAGAAATATATATTTTTTTTTATTAATTGCTTAACTTCCAACTCTATCATTTTTTATAATCTCCTCATTATTAAAATATTCCAGCAAATCATTGTTTTTTATAACTTCAAATAATGCAGATTCTAGCACACATATTTTATCATGTTCTAGCTTCAAACTATATTCAAAGTTAATTGCTTCTATTATTTCATGAAGTAAAGTTTTTTGTTTTACTTGTAGTTTTAAATCAATATCGATTTTTATAGTGGTATTGTTCCCACAATGAGATCCAAGAGCTTCAACATCTCTGGCATAATGCTTCTCATACTTTATTTCATATTCAAGCCCGGCAATATTTATCTTATTCATTTAGCCCCTTTCCATCGGGATTATTTAAAATTCCAATGACTACTAATATTGTTAAAATTCCCTCAGATATTACGTTTATGAGTTCAATATCTGCATCAAATACTCCATACCTTTTTAATATTAGTATTAATAACGATATTGCCGAAGTCCAAACCCATTTATTCCTCAGTTTTTCTCTCATTTCCGATAACCTCCCTCGCACATTTAGCGCAATATTTACGCCCTTTTATTGTATATATTCCCGATTGTGGCAGCTTCTTATTGCAAATACAACATTTTTCATCCATTGAACAAATCCTCCTCTTTTATATCAAATAATTTACATAATCTTTTTATATACTCGTCTTTCCATTTGTACCTGTTCATTTTTAAATTTACAAAAGTACTAACTGAAATATCCAAAAAATAAGCTATTTCTTTATTACTAAAATTATTGTATGTTTGTAAATTTCTTAATTCTCTTGTATCGACCTTCATAACAACCTCGTATTTTCTGTTATTTTTGGATTTAATAAATTTATATCATTATCGTCAATGGAAGTTATTATACTTGTTTGTTCTTCTCCAGTCATTAATTCCAGTTTTTTAGCAAGTAAATTAAAATTATGAATTATTTTACTTTGCTGCCTTGAAAGTTCTATTAATTGCGACCTTTGTTCCTGAACAATATTCGATGTATATAAAACATTTCTTTTTATACTTGCCATTTTGGAGGATGCCCATAAAAGAACACCCACAGAAATTGTTAATACTATTAAACTTATTATACTAGCCATCTTAAATCTCCTTTATTACCAGCTTGATGGTACCTTGAAAGGTTTTATTTCCCTTAACTTCTTTTGTTTCCTCATATCTGCTATAACTTTACTTTTACCGCCAAACTTATCTTTTGCCCTAGTTATTAACTTTTTCTTTCTATCTTGAAGGTTTACAACTTTTAAATTCTTCTTTGTGTCTGCCTCTTTTAATGCTTTTTCTAATTCTTTTATTCTCTGTTCTGCCTCTTTTATTTTACTAGCTTCTTTTAGTCCTCTCTTTTCGTCTATTTTATCCTGAATTTTTTGTTTTATTTTTTCATATACAGGCTTCCAAGCTGCTGCGATATCTGAATTAATTCGTGTATAGTTCTTTTCAATATCTGATATACAACCCTTATATTCAGCCTCTA